CGCTGCTCGATCGATAGTAGAGAGTGTCGTCCGCAGTAACGAAGGCCCATTGTCCGTGACTGGGCGACGGGTTCGCTGTGTCTCTGGCGGTGGTCGTTGCGTAGACCTGGATGATTTGGTCTTGGAGAAAACCTTGGAAGTTGGACGCTGAGACGGTGTCGCCCGTTGACCATTGTTGCCAGCCGAGTCCGGCCATAGTGTCCTCCTTTAGAGGGTGACTGGTAGAACGCCTCGATCAGGATCGTCCAGGCGGAAGCCGCCAGTCACGAGCCAACTCGGAGCGAGAATTGTTGGGAAGGACCCGAGGACGGTGTCGCCCAGAATCCAGAAGCCAGCATCTGCCGACGCTGTGTTGTAGATGCCTCGAATCTTTGAGGCGTTGGTTGCCATGTCTCGAACTTGAATGTCGAGATCGACTCCCTCGATGACGTACTCGCCAGTGAGAGTGGTGGAGCTGCCTGGTGGTAGGTAGCTCAGGGAGAGAGCTGACATGACGTGAACGTGAAGCATTTGTTCAGCATCAGCTGTCGTCGCTGAATCGATGTCGACCATCACCGAGGACGCTCGAAGCGCTGGCTCGTTGTGGAGGTAAATGAAGTAGGTGCCTGCTTCATCTGACGCTGTTGCATCAGAGAGCAGGGTTCGCTTAATGACTCGCTCGCCGTACTTGGTGATCGACGAGCTGGCACTTCCTGTCTGGATCGAGCTGTCAGAAGCTGTGAACTCGTAAGAGTTGAAGAGCTGCTCGCTGCCCCATTCGAGCTGGAGCTTCTTGGCTTCGACTGATCCTGATGGAAGAGTCACAGCGTCGGAGATCGTGATGCCTGCTTCGGTGGCATTGTTGATCTCGAAGAAGCTGAGGATGCCGCCTTTGTTGGTGGCGCTCGGTGTTCCTGCGTGATTGACCAGGAATCGACCGTTCTCAGTTCGTGCGAGCTGTTTGCAGTAATCGAGAGCTGTTGCTGTGACTGCGCTCGATGTTGCTGTTGCCTTGATAGCTCCGAGGTCGATGGATCGGTCCTCGGGGTTCGTCGAGTTTGGATAGTTGACCGAGGCCAGGTCGAGGATCTCTGCGATCCTGACTCCTGTGTAAGCCTCGGAGAACGATTGATTGAAGATGGATGCTTTGGCGAGTTTGTCGAATCCGTCGACTGTGCGAATGACGACAGTCGAGGTCTGTTGTCCAGCTGTGTAGTCGACGTCGGCGATGAAGCCTCTCCAGAGGTAGGTGGAGTGGGAATCGGTGCCGCCTGTGACAGCTGTCGAGACTCGGACTTCTCGGTTGATGAGCTGAGTGTTGCCGTAGGTCGAGTCGCTGTGTCCTGGCGTGAGGAAGTTGTCTCTGTTCTCGATGGTGATCGAGGCGGTGCCAGTGGAGAACTCGTCGAGGATTCTTCTTCGTCCGTACTTGATGCGGACTTTGGTGGTCCTGTCTGAGATGTCGACGAAGATTGTCCCGTCGAAGGCGATTTCGACTGTGGTGACGATTGTTGCCATGACTAAGCCGCCGAGGTGTCGACTGGGATTGTTCCGTTCGCTCGTTGCCAGGCTGTGAGAACCTCGACAACTTCGTCTCCGATAGCGACGGGATCTCCGACGCCTGTGGTGACGTTGATGTTGACGACGGTTCCTCCCATCTGGCCTGCCTTGCTCAGTGGGATGATCGCCTCAGGTCCTGCTTCGCCGACGAGTCCGAGGGTCGGCTTCGTAACGATGCCACCTTTGGCGAAGGGTGAGATGGCTCCGAGGAGGCTTTTGGCTTTGCTTGTTGCTCCGCCGACTATGGAGTCGACGATAGACCCGACGTCTGGGACGAGTCCCATGATGAAGGAGCTGATCGCTCCGCCAGCTCGTCTGAGACCTTCGACGATTCCGTCGATGATCTTTCGACCGAAGTCGATGCCCATTTCGAGGAGTGCAGATGCGATCTGGATGCCTGCGTCGAGCAGTTGTTTCGGGAGACCTATGAAGAAGTCGACGATCTTAGTGATGATTCGCGCCACCTTTTCCAGTAGGAACTGGCTAAAGGCTTTGGCGATGTCCATGAGAGCGAAGATGATCGGGGGGAGTGCTTTGAGTAGTCGCCCTGGGAGTTTCTTGAAGAAGTCGACAATGAAGCCGATGGCGTTGCCGACCATCTCTGCGAAGATCTTGGTGGCTTCTTTCCAGTCGCCGTCGAAGATTGCTCGAACTAGGTCGACGAAGAGTTTGATCTGTTTCTTCAGGTAGACGAACAGGTCGACGACGAAGTCGATGATGACCTGGACTGCTGGCCCGAAGGTGTTGACGAGATAGTCCTTGATCCTGGTGAACGCTGCGACCACTCGGTCTTTCATCTCGATGACTGTGTCTTTGACCTCGATGACGATCGGGATGAAGTCGTTGCGGAAGAAGTTAAAGACGTTGTCGACGATCTCTCTGACTCGCTCGAACCTGAAATAGGCAGCGACGAGAACTCCGATCAGAGCTGCGAATGCTGCGACGACGATCATCACAGGGTTGAGAGCCATGATGGCTGTGAGCACAGCTGTTTTCGCTGCGACAATCGCTGTCCAGGTGGCGGTGATCTTTTGCCAGACGTTGTACAGCATGAGGCCAGTGACTAGGCCNCCGATTGCTCCTGCGAGAAGGATGAAGGCGTCTTTGTTGCGTTCGATNAACGCTGTNGCCTCTCGGAANTTGTTGGGGATGTCTCGGACGAAGTCCATGACAGCTGCCCGAGCTTTTTCTGCGAACTCTGCGATCGCCTCGAACACTTGGGTCCAGGGGATCGAGTCGAAGATCTCTCTGAGTTTGGCGAATGCGTTTTCGGCTAGGTCTCTGACTTTGTCTGCGAGGTCTTTGATGCCTGGTGCGAGGTACTCGTAGATCGCCGACCAGACCTGCATGGTCTTCTCTGCGACGATGACGAAGATGTCTCGGAGTCTGCGGAGGATTGGGAGTGCTCGTTCTCGGATGTTTTCTGCGAGCTCTGTTGCTCGTTCTCTGAGTTTTTTGAGTGTGGGTCCGAGTTTTTGGAATCCTTTGAGGATTGCTGCTGAGGCTTTAGCGACGAACGGTGCGAGGCGTGATCCGATTTCGATGGAGAGGACTTTGAGGTTCGCTTTGATCTTCTCCATGTCGGCGGAGAAGCCTTTGTTCATTGTCTCGAAGGCTGTCTCAGTGGCTCCAGCTGAACCTCGCATAGCTTCGAGGGAGTCGCTGAATGCGGCTCCTCCATCTGCTGTGAGAGCGAGGATCGCCTGACCTGCCTCCACACTTCCGAAAAGGTCAAGCACGCTGATGCCTGCTTTGTCGGCTCCTTCTTTGAGTTTGACAATGGCCTCCTCGAAGGAGCCACCATTCTTCAGGAACGTCTGTAGACCTTGACCAGTGAGGTCTCGGAAGGCGACGTCTGCTTTTGTGCCTTCTTTGGCGAGCTCCGCCATCGCTCCCTTCATCTGGGTCGCTGCGACCGAGGTCGGAACGCCTTGGGCGGTGAGGTTGGCGAAGGCTGCTGTCAGGTTCTCGAAGTCGATGCCTACTGCTGATGCGATCGGAGCGACTTGGAAGACAGAGGCGCTCAGTTGAGCGAAGTCGGTTTTGCCGAGCTTGACAGCTGTGAAAAGAAGGTCGCTGGCTTCACCTGCCGAGAGGACCTCTGAGCCGTAAGCGTTGACGACGGAACTGATGCCGTCGACTGCTGTCTCTAGGTCGGTGACGCCGCCCTTCGCTGCTTTCTGTGCGACTTCGAGGAACTCGAACACATTGTCCCGAGGTACACCTGCCGAGATTGCTTGGTACAGGGCAGGAATCGTTTTCTCAGGTAGGACGCCGAACTCTTTGGAGAAGTCTTTGACTTGTTTCTCTAGTTTGTCGAAGGTCTCTTTGCCTGCGTCAGGGATGAGGGTGAAGACCTCCTGCATACCCTTCTCGAACTCGCCGAAGGCCTTGATGCCTGTGACGCCTACGGCTCCAGCTGTAGCAGCGAAAACGGTGCCAGCCTTGACGCCGAGCTTGCCGATCTTCTTGGCGAAGCCGTCGACTCGACCTGCTGCGCCTTTGAGGACTTTCCGTAGGTTGGAATCGTCGCCCTGAATATTGATGACGATGGGCTTGGTTCCAGCCATAGGAGCCTCCTAGCGGCCTGCTCGCTCGTTGATTCTCTGTTGGTTTTGTTCCCGTTTGATTTGTTCCATGAGGGCTGCCAACTCCCAGAGCTTCATGTGTTGCATATCCGCCCAGGAGAATCCGAATCGATGGGCGACGAGCGCCATGTTGACTACTCGTCGCCGTCGGTAGGGTCCGCGTCGCCTGAGTCCAGGTTGATCTTCAGAGCTCCGGCCTGTTCATAAGTGAAAGATGAGTCGGCTCGTCGCTTCGTGATGTAGGCGAGAGCTTGAAGCATCTTCCCCTTCGGCTTCTCGGAGTCGCCCATTGCGTCGAAGGGCAATCCTGTGAGCTCTTCGATCTCGACGATCTCAGCAATAGTGAGATCATTGATGTCGAAGTTGAGTGTGTCGTCGGCGTCTGTCATTTCTGGAACCTCCCAGTGACTCGGTGTGCGCCATGCTTTTTTCTGAATTTGTCGGCGACCCTGTTGAGGCCTTTTGTGTAGGCCTTAACAAGCTGAGGCCATGCCTCAGGGATTGCCTTCTTGATGTAGGGGACACCTTTGGTGCGTTGCCCTGTTGCTCTGACGTAGCGCCCTGAGTGGATCGCCCTGGCATAGGGGACCCGACTCGGGGAGCCTGCTTTGATCTTTGCGATCGATCTTGTGGCGTCAGCCTTGATCGATGCTCGGAGCTTTCCAGATTGAACTGGAGCTCGCCTCTGTGCGTAGGGGACGACCTCCTGGGCTGCTGCTTTCGAGGCTGCCTTCATCTCAGCGGAGAGCTCTTTGTCGCCGAGACGACGAAGAGACATCGCGAGCTCTTTCGCTCCTCCAGCTGCGATGAGTGACTTGTTCGAGCCTCGAACTGTTGGCAGCGTCCGCTGGGTGGTGATCGTCCTAGCCACTAGAAGCTGGTGTCGGTGCTCATGTATTCGATCTGGACAGCGGCGTCGGAGCCGTTGAAAAGAACGGTGTAGGGCAGCGAGATCGTCGTCATGTCGTCGAGCGAAGCGACCGGCGTTGAGCCTGTCCACTTGCAAACGGGAAGAGTGACATGAAGCTTCGGATAGTAGGAGCCAGATATCGCCGTGGGATAGGTGCAGATGAATTCGAGCTTGAATGTCGTTCCAGCTGCGTAGGCGGCGAATTGTGTCAAGTCCTCGAACTCGCCCTCGATGGTGCCTGTGTAAGCAGGGACCGAGGAACGCTTCGGCTGTGACTTGATCGCTGATCCTTTGAGGAATCGTCGGTCGGTCTTCATGCCGAGATCTGCGTCCAGGCTGAAGGACGTAAAGCTGGAGACAGCTGAGTCGTCGATCTCGACGGTTGCCATCGTGAAGTCAAGCACGTCAGTCGAGGCTGGGTAGCTCGGAGTCGCTTCGGACTCGCTTGTGACTTCCTCTTCGGCGTCGAAGTCGACGGTGAGCTTCAGAGCTTCGTCGAGATTCTGGGTGATGTTGAAGCCAGTGGGGACGCATCCGTTGTAGCTGAAGGTCCGCAGGGTGCCACCTGCGTCGACTCGGGACACCTGAGTAGTCAGTGATCCAGTCGGGCCTGTGTCATCAGACGAGAAGGTCTGAAGATAAGCAGCTGTGGCTCCTTGCTGGGTGGGTCCAGCTGAAGTGCCGAGAATGTTCTTCATCAGCAGGCCGTGGCCTTTTGTGAGAACGTCGGTCTCGATAGAGCCAGTAGCTCCGAGTGTGATTGTGTCGTTTCGATCTGAGCGGATCGTCTGAAGATCTCGTCTCATTCCGATCGATTCGAGGTAGGTGGTGTCTCGTGTGAAGGTGTCAGCCTGGGCCTCGTATGCCCGAGTCGGGCTGACGAATGTCCCGTAGGTCGACTCTTCAGCAATTTGGACAACCTGGTCAAGAATTGAACTCATGCTTCCTCAGTCTCCTGGGGGGTTGGGTCAGCAGGAGCAGGGGCGCTACCTGCTGAGATGTCTGGATGGTTGATGTCTTCGACGTCTTCAGGACAGACCTCGACGGATTCGCCGTTGTTGAAGACGTAGGTGTGGTTGGTTGCGTGGACCTCGATCGAATCGAGGCCACCTGTATAGACGAAGGACTTGCCCTTCTTTGCTCTGGTCACTGAAGCCTCGCATTCGCGTTTATGAGGAGCCTGATGGTGCAGACGGGAGCGTCTGCCTGGACGGTTGTCATGGTCATCGATTGGAGTTGACACCACATCAGCTGCGAGAGATTGTCCAGCTGTGGATCGTCCGCCAGTACCGTCTCGACGGCGTTGGCAAGTTCGACCGCTCGTTCCTCGCAGGTTTGCGGCGTCGGTTTCGATGAGACCTCGACAAAACATTCGAGAGTGAATTCTTCGATCCGTCGTCGACGTCCTGAGGACAGTGACTCGGCGATGTGGTCATTCGTCTCGATATCTCCTAAGAAGACCGACTCTCGTCTCTGACTTCCTCCTGGGTCGCCGTAGCTGACCTGGATTCCGCTGAGAGTGGCGTTCGCTTGGAGTTGTGTGAGGAGGCGAGCCTTGAAGGTCGCCATGATCGTCCCAGCCATCTATAGCTCCTCGACGGTTTCGACTCCGACGGGAGCGAGATTGAGTGGGACGTAGTGTGTGTCTCCGTTCTCGATGGGTGGGAGTCCTTCGAGAGCTCGGACTTCGTTGATGGAGTAGATGCCGTTCATGATTCCCGACTGGTAACTGTCCCAGCGTTCGTTCGTTCCTCGGTTGAGTGAGGCGAGATCGAACTTTGCGTAGGCCACGCTGACACCTGTCGAGCGCATCATCGAAGTGATTCCTGCTTCGAGTCTGGTGATGTAGGGCCTGAGGGAATACATCGAGAAAGCGACGTTCTGTTCGTGGAGTCCCGATCCCCAGCTAGTCGAGCCTGAGGCGTCGGCCAGGAGGTGGGGTGGGATTCCGTAGAGTCGAGCGACGTCTCCGACGCTTGCCATCTTTGTTTCGAGAAACTGTGAGTCTTCGGGATTGAGTGAGACTTTCGAGAACTTTGCGCCCTCTGTTAGAACGGCGAGTCGGTGGCTGTTGGATGCTCCTCGATGAACGTCGTTCCAGGCTTGTTTCAGAGCATGGACACCGTCCTCGGAGAGTTGTCCAGGGACCTCGATCATCGAGCCAGGGAGCCCTCCGTTGCCGAAGAAGGCGGCTCCGTATTTCTGAGCTCCGAGTCCGAGACCGATCATTTCCCGAGCGGCTCGAATTGGTGAAACTCCGACGATCTCGCCAGGCTTCATGAGGCCTCGGAAGTGAGTGATGTCCCTGCTGGAGAACTCGTCTCCTGGGACTTTCTCAGAGTGGAAGACAAGAACTTTCCGTCCGTCTTCGTCTCTGAGTTTTGGAGTGATGTCAGTGGGGTCGAGTGGGGTGACTTCGAGGATGCGACCTGTGTTGTCTCGGAGTGTGGCGAGGTAGGCGTTGCCATCGAGGAGGAGACTCATCATCACCTGGCCGAGGACCTCGTTGTTCCTGAGGTTCGGATTCATGGAGATGATCCACTCGGGGAGAGGACGAAAGACGTTCTCTGTTCCTTGACGTCGAAAGAAGACGTCGAGGGGGAGAGTGGAGATGGTGTCGCTCAGTAGTCGAGTCGCTGCGAATACAGCTGACAGGGCGAGGGCGGAGTTGTAGTCGACGACTTCGCCTGCTGCTGTCCTGGCGTCAGTGGTGTCGAGGCCACGTTTCCAGATGTCGGAGAAGGTGAGGTCTCTGGCTTCGGTTTGTCTGATGCCGAAGAGTGATCGAAACATGGCGTCTCCTAGAAGGCGACCGGCGCTCGATGCCGGTGCCTGTTGAGGATCACGTTGACGTCAGGAATCGGGGTCGGTTTGTTCATGCCTGGCTGTGCTAGCTGGATGTTTCCGAACTCCGACTGGACGCTGATGGCCCTGTCGGGGATTCTGCTGACCTGTTCGAGCAGGTGATAGCGAGCCAGGGTTCGAGCCGCCCAGGCGATGTCCGAAGGCGGAGTCTTTGATACTCCTGCTTCGTAGTTGATTTTGATCTGTCCGCCTGGATTGGCGTAGGTCCAGCTGTCATCTTTGAGGCGAAGGACGCCGCTCTTGTATTTGTTCAGATTCGAGATCTGAGTAGCGGTGAGAGCAGTTCCATCGATTGACCCTGAGATGATGACCTGAGGGAACTTCTGAGACAGTTGGATCTCGGGAGTGTTTGTCCCGTCGAGGATGTCTCGGTGGAACCTGTAGACGAAGCTCGCTCCGCAGTAATCGTCGATGACATCCATCGACCAGGTGATCGCTTGGACGATGTCAGCTGTGGGGAACGTGCTCGACTCGCCATTGATGGAGTCCATCGCTCGAATCTCAGCTGGTGAGGTGTAAAAGCCGCCGATGATTTCGTGCTGAGTCGTGAACTCCATAGCGTTTCCGCCGAAGGTTCCTGACCAGGTAGCGGTGAGCTCGTTGAGGTCTGATTGTCCGGCGAGGGTATAGGTGACGATGCCTGTGCCAGCACTAGTGGTGGCGGTGCCTGAGGCGACGACAGTCGATCCTTCGGCGTCGACGATCCCGATGGTGACTGCACCGTCGGCGTCGATCGCAGTTTCGCCAGAGTAGAACGTGACCGAAAGCGACTCCGCCGAGTTTCGTTGTATGAGAGCAGACTCGGATGATGGGGCTGCGTAGTAGGCCACGAGGCGCTCCTATTCGGTGGCGGTTTCGACCGACTTGGTCTCCTGAGCGGTCTCGACCTTTTTCTTGGTGCGGCTAGAGCCTGCGACTGCTTCTGCGACGCCTGCATCTATGAGGCGCTTCGCATCTTTGGAGTCGGGCCAGTCGGCGATGTCGCCAGGGGCGAAGCTACCGTGGACCGCTGAAATGGATTCGAGGATTTTGATCTTCATAAGATCCCTTCGGTCGTTGAGAACTAGGCCAAGAGGCCCAGGGGCAAAAGCCCCCAGGCGTCTCTCGGCTGGCAGTAGTTAGGGCTAGGCCTGGACTAGATGCCGTAGGGCGTTCGTGTCGATGATGTTGCCACCGCCTCGAACAATGAACCTCGTGGAGATGAGGTCAGTGGTGAAGGCTGGAGCGTTTGAGCTTTCTACTCTTACGCCGCCAGCGATTCGGCAGAAGTAGCCACGAGTGAAGTTGCCGTAGACGACAGTTTTCTTTCCAGTAGCGATCTCTTCCATGTTGGTATCGGTGTAAACGGGAGCGCCGAGCAGTTCGTCAGGATTCGAGACTCGAAGTCCTGGTTGCCAGACGTATTGCCCATTCGAGTCGACGAGCTTCCTGACAGCTTTGAGGGTGCTGTCATTCATCGCCCAGGCTGCGCCGATCCGATAAGGAGCGGTGATGCTGTGCTGGAGATCGATGAGCTCGTTCGCTGTGATAGCTGTCGCTGATGCAGCTGTGACGCCTGCGGTGCAGTTGTCATAGCCGTTCGGCTGTGAGCTACCTGAGCCAGCTGTCCATGCTGCGGAAAGAGCACGAGCTACCGCTGCGCCACCTTGATCGGCGACGAAGTTGAGCACGTTGAACGATCCGACGCCATTGTCTTCGATGAGCTCGGAGCTCGCTTCGACGATGGCGGCGTACTTATAGACGCTGATCGTGGACTGGCCGAACGCTGGGTCCGATTCCGAGATGCTGCCACCTTCGGCGACGAGTGCGCCGGTCGAGTAGCCAGTGACGGTCGGGACGAGCATGTCTTCGCCAGACGCTGTCTCCAGAAGAGTTGCGCCTGCTGCGAGAGCTACGCCTTCTTCGGTGAACTTGTCGACGACTCGTTGATAGAGCGTCGAGGTGACGAGGTTGCCGCCAGCGGTTGCTGATCCTTCGGTGAGGTCACGGCTTTCGCCTTTGGACTCGAAGGAACGGATCTCGCCGTTCATTAGGGCTCGGAAGAGCTCCTGATCGCTTTTGCCTGGGTCGACAATGGCTGCTTCGGCTGGCTCGGTGACGTCTGACAAAGAGCGGAATTGTTCGATGGCCTCGGTGGCCTTCGCTTCCCGTTCTAAGTCTTTGAGACCTGTGTTGATGCGAGCGTCGAGAGCGTCGATGTCCGCATTCTGGCGCTCATAGGTCTGAGTTTCCTCAGCCGTCATGTCGCGCCCTTGGGTCTCGTCAGCGAGCTCTCGAAGTGAAGCCACCGCAGACTGGCGAGCGTCGAAAGCTGCCTGAATGTCTGATGGGGTCATAAGAACCTCTGTGAGTTAAGGGTGGATAATGGGTGCTGACGGTGTCGCCGATCAGCGGATGAAAGAGGAGCGCCGAAGTCCGGTCGAGTGAGGGCTGCTCGGCTCGATGTCGGATTGGTCTGACTCTTCTTGGAGAAGGGTGCGGAGGTCGTCTGCTTCAGCTGCCTCGACGAGTCGGTCGAGGTCGAGCTCTCGGCTCTTAGCTAGAGAACGAAGAGACGCCTCGCTCTGGGTGTAAGCAGGGAACGTCACAGGTCCGACGTCTCGAAGAGCGACTTCGGTAAGTCGGCGGAGTGGGTAGCCGTCGTCTGTTTCGATCCATTCGTCTCCGATAGTTCGGAATCCGAAAGAGCTCCCTGTGATGTCGCCTCGACGAAGGAGCTCTCCGACGTCTCGTCCGAGTGTTGTGTTGGGAAGGTCGATCTCGTATCGGAGACCTTTGTCGTCTTCCATCATTCGGAGAGTGCCTGATGACTTTCGACCGAGGAGGTGATCTGCCTCGTGATTGAAGAGAGCTCGGACGTCTGCTTCCTGGATTGTCTTGCGGAACGCTCCAGGAGCTACTCGCTCGACGAAGCCTCCGAGGTTTTGTGATGTCTGCTCGAAGACTGCGGCGTATCCGACGGCTGTCAGGGTGTCGCCTTCTTCTCGTAGCTCGACGCCTTCGGTGGCGGTGCGTCGTTCGATGTTCATTTCTTCGCTCCGATCGTGAAGCTCGGGTTCGTAGAGGTCATGCCATTCGTCGATGAACTTGCCCCAGGTAACAGGTCGAGCATCTTTGGCTCGTTGGTGGCAGGTGTCTCGGTCGGCATAGACCAGGCGGATTGATGTCGTGAGGTGTTCGAGCTCTCGGCGCTGACTTCTCAGTGGAGCTCCGGTGATGATGTAAACCGAGCCAGGGTGGTCTGGGACGTACCTGAGCAGAGCGCTCCAGGTCTCTTCGATGGCTCTGGTGAGTGCTGGGTCGTGATCGTGCATTTCCAGCGTCGAGAGTGCTGCGTGCATGGCATCTCGATCGAGAACTAGGTCGCCTCGTTCGGCCATCTCCAGAGCGAGGCTCGTCTTGCCTGCACAAGGTGGCCCATAGATCAGGACAACCTGTCGCTCGTTTTCCTCGTAGGAGATGTTGAGAGCGGTGAGTTGAGCGTTCGCTTCTTCTTGCGTCTCGTGACATCCCATGAGGGAGCCGTCGTCGTCTTTGGTAACTGCCCAGCCTGAGCAGTCAGGATGGTTCTCTTCGATGCTGTAGGGCATAGGAGCTCCTAGATGACGAGCAGCTGAGTCTCAGGTTGAGGCTCGCTGTCTCTGTAGAACGTGGCTCGGTGGAGAGCGAGGACTGATGCGACGCAGAGATCGATTTTTCGAGTGCTGCCTCTTCGATCCTTGACCAGGCGAGAACCTCGTCGAGGATCTTCTCGGAGGACAGCGTTGGCGAAGTGTCGAATGAGTGCTGGGTCGCCGTTGTGGGAGATGTCCCCAGCGATGATGGCGTCGTAGGCCAGCTGCGTTGCTTGTGTCATTCTTTGGATCGAGTTGGTCGAGAACTCGACGACAGGGAGACCTTCGTCGCTCAGTTCTTGGAGTGTTTGTTCCCACCGCCAGGGATCGGCGGCTAGTTCGAGAACTGTGAAGCGCTGGAAGGCCTCGTTGATTGTTTCTTTGACTTCGTTGATCGGGGTTCTCCAGTGGGGAGATCCGTCTGGTTTTTCCCAGAGTCCGATGACTTCGAGGTGTCGAGGTTCATCGACGGAGCAGGCGACGAGCGCTGTGCTGTCGTTTTGCCATGCACCATCGAAGCCGAGGACGACTCGTTCGCCTGCTTCGAGGCGTCGGTCGCTTCCGAGGTTCTCGAAGACTCCCGAGGGAAGCCAGGCAGTTTCGGATCTTGTCCATCCGTTGAGTCGGTATCGAATGAAGGCCGCCTCGTGAGTGCGGAGGTGGGCCGATTCCATCTCTTCGTGCTGGAGGAAGTGATCCCAGCCTGGATTAAATTTCTCCCAGGCTGCTTTATCTGCTGGATCAAAGTCCTCTTCTTCTTGTGGGCCGTACCAGGTGAAGCCGAAGCTCTTGTCGACTTTCTCGCCGGTCTCGATCTGTCTGCCGTATCGGTAGAGCTCTCCGAGTGGAGATTCGAGATCGAAGCCAGCTGTGGAGATGACCAGGGTGAGTGGTTGTGATCTGGTTGCTGATCCGAGCGTGAGTGCGTCGAAGAGATCTTTCGTCTTGTGGACGTGATACTCATCGACGACGACGAAGCTCGGGTTGAGACCTTGCTGGAGTCCAGCGTCAGCTGAGACGCAGCGGAAGATCCCTCCGTTGATGTTGCATCGGATCTCGGATCGGTAGACGTCACAGACCTCAGCGAGGTCGGGCGACATTGAGATCATCCGACGAACTTCGTCGAATACGAGTCGAGCCTGTTGTCGATCACCTGCGGCGGCGATAGCGACGGGTGCCTTGTCTGATTGATCCGCTACTAGGTGGAACACTCCGAGGGCTGCCGCGAGAGTTGTCTTGGCATTCTTTCGAGGTAGCCCCAGGAGGTAGGTGCGATGGAGTCGTCGACCCTCGTCGTCGGTCTTGTAAATGTCCCGAATGATGTCTCGCTGGAAGTCGAGGACGTCGAACGGTTCGCCATAGAACGATCCGCCCAGAGTCAAGAATGACTCGATGAAGTCGACCACTGTGTCGCCCTGTGTCTTCATGGTGGGTCACCTGACTGGGCAGGCTCCTGTCGCGCATTCGTCGAAGTCCTGCCCTACTTCAACCTGAGCTCCTGCTGTGAGCTCCTCGAATGTCTTGGCGTCGATCCGCTCGTATGGCGACTGGGGCCGTGAGAGATCTGGAAATACTGTCGAGCCTTTGAGAGCTTCGAGCCACTTGCTGAGGATCGGAGCGAGCTCGTGAGACTTGGTCTCGGGTGAGATGTTTGCTGTGAAGCTGACGGCGTTGTCTGCCCAGTGTTCCTGGAAGAATGCCTGGGTGCGGAATAGGTCGTCCAGGTGGATCTCTGAGCAGTCTTCGATCAGTTCTGCGTCGAACTTGTCGAGGATTGCGTTCCGAGTCGGGACTGAGACGACTTTGGTTCCTGAGGAGTAGAGACAGTCTTCGACGTGGCGTCCTTTGTCGATCTCGACTTGTAGCGACGAGTCTGTCTCGGCGTAGCGAATCCGCTGGACGAAGTGCCTGGCATAGATGGGGTGGATGCCTTCGGTGACTCCTGGGAGTTTGGCGATCGTTCCAGTGGGGGCGATTGTTGTTGTCTTGATCGGTCGGTTGATGCCGAGCTCTTTGGCGTAGGCGGTGGCTTCTGCGTCGACGACTTCTCGCATTGTCTGGAGGAAGTGAGCGAGCTCACAAGAGTTTCCGATGTCACTCCAGGGAGTGTCGTGAGCGGCTGCCCATTCTTGAACGCCGAAGAGACCGACTCCGATTCGTCGATTCCGATCGAGGACGTCTCGTTGCCGAGGGTCTTCGACATCTCCGAACGTGGCTCGGATCAAGAATCGAGTCATCAGTCGAGCGGCTTCAGCTGCGCCGACGAGGTCGGTGCCGAATGCTGCGAGGTTGACGTGACCGAGGTTGCATGGTTCCCAGGGTTCGAGAGCAATTTCTCCGCAGGGATTCGTCGATCGGACGTTGCCTGTCTCGCCTATTGCAGCGAGCGACGAGTTGAAAATTCCAGGCTCGCCGTTTTCGATCATGCCTTCGACGATTGCCTCGAAGACTGCCTTGCCGTGATTAGGGCCTGGCGTTTTGAGTCGGTCGAGAAAGACAGAGTCGATCTCGACGCTGATGTTCGTCGACCAGTGGTGCTCGGGGTCGCTTTTGCATGAGATGAAGTCGAAGATGTCTTCGTCCATCCAGTGTTTGATCGACATTCTCGCCGACCGTCTGACGTTGCCAGCGACGACGCAGCTGGCGATCGCATGATCGATCTCCATGACGTCGAGCGAGGAGAGCTCGATGCCGACGCAGTCGTTGAGGATTGCTGTGACTTTGGTGAGCATCTCGACCAGTGGTCCTGGCCCTGATGCTGTACCGCCGAAGCCGTGGATGAGTGAGCCCCTCGGTCGAACCTGAGAGACGTCGATGGTGATAGGTCCGCCGCCTGATTCGGAGAGGGCGATGACCTGTCGGAGACTCTCGACCCATCCTTGACGGGAATCGGGAACCTCGAAGACCACACCTGAGTCGGCAGGGAGGGGACCGCTCAGGTGGGCAAACTCCGGTCGGTCTGGATGGGAAGGAGTGACCATCACAGAGAGCTCGACCCTGCCTAGTGGCGCGGGGAGCTCATCGATCTCGGAGTTTGAGTAGTTGCTCCCCAGGCCGCCGCCTTTCATAAGCTCGTCGAAGAGGAAGCAAGAGTGATCGGCCAGGCTGTCGCCGAATCCTGCTCGGTGACAGTTAAAAAGGAACTGTCGTCCTGGGACGCCGCTGACCCAGAGGTGTCTACCTGCTGGAAGTGCGGAGAAGTTGTCGAAGTGAGAGGCGAGGTGGCTTGCTTCGAGTGGTTCGATGTGACTGTCGTCGACGAGGTTGAGGTTGCCTTCGACGACTCGGCTGATTGTTTGTGACCAGTCTTCTGATCCTTCAGCTGTGGGCCGTGAGTAGGTGCGGTTGAATACTTGCTGTCCTAATGGTCCCCAGCTTGGCATGGTGCCTCCTCGGCAGTTAAGCGCCTCCTACTTTTGAGAGGAAGGCGTCGAGCTTTGATTGGTGCTCGACCGAGGAGATTCCAAGACGCAAACGGGACTCAGGGTTGAGGCCCAGTCGATCTTCGAGAGGGGACAGTCGTCCCTCTACTTCTGCCAGCAATTTTGCTGCTGGATGGGTGACGGTTTGACCCGTCGACCCGACTGCCAGCCAACCTTCAGCCTCGATTATTTCGAGGAGCTCTTTCCTGCGTTCTTGAAGATTGCAGTAGCGCTCTAGGACGAGGCTGTCGGTCTTTGGCTGATAGAAGTTTCTCCCTGCATCCCATAGCTCCGCCCAGAGGTGCTTTCCATGACTCTTCAGAGTCTGGGGAGCCTGAGGCGTTTCTACTGCTGTGGGATTCGGTCGGAACTCGGGGAGGGTCGTGGAATGACCAGTCCTGAGATCCGTCGGTTTCGGTCGAGACATGATGCCTCCTTCGGAGGCTAAGAACTTACGGTTGGCAAACCCAGAATCGCCAGGAGCGTTTTCCAGTGAGCCAGATGTGGTGAGCGACCTCGACGTTTGTTGCTGGGTCGAGGATGTTGGGCCAGAGCTCAGGTTTGGCTGGTTGCCACACTGAGTTAATTTGAAAGATGCCGTGGTCGTAGGTGCCGTTCGTATTGCGTCGAACGACGTGGGGTGTCAGCCAACTCTCGCAGTGGGCGACGGCTCTGGCTTCTCTGGGGTCCCACTCCCATCGAGGGTCGGAGATCAATTCTTCGATCTGCATCAGTTGAGCAGTTCGGGGGGATGGTGACCATCCCACCTGCGCTTCGACTGGTTCGTACTGAACCGAAAGACCGAAGCCACAGACTGCGATGACGATCGAAATGCAGCTGAACACATTTAGTCAGTGGACCGAGAATTCTCGATTGGGGAATCATTTAAAAAAATGACGAGCACTCGGCTCGATTCTTCGAGCCT